TTAAGATTCCAAAACAAAAAAAGGACTGGAAAGTCCTGCGAAAAAAAGAAATTAGTATTATGTTAACAAAGCAGGCAAAAGATAAAGAAGTGATCAATACTCATCTAAACATGTTGGGGCGAGAAAAATAACATGACCTTTAATATGCATGAACAGATGGATACTGCTGTAAATTCCATCATCACAAAATATCTATTTGAAGAAATTTCACAAGAAACCTGCGATGCGATCATGAATGATATTCTTAGAGTGTTTGGACCGACAGCAGCAGCACGGGTTACACTTGATACAGATGACAACAGTATTGAAGTAAAAATGAGAGACATTCTTACCAACATTAGAACTTATAAGGTAAGCGCGCCAAAAAGTATTAAGGAAGATATCAGTGAAGTTTGAAATTGATAAGGAAGTAATACAAGATATGATCGCCCTTCATGGAGAGGACCATGTAATCTATGAACTTACTTCTGCCTTTCGCGCCGCCCTTGAATCAGAAATTGAAAAATTTGAACAGGAATTAAAAAATGGCAATTAAAAAAGTAGCAATGATTGGAGTTGGAAAACTCGGACAAGACTGCGCAGAAGTAATGGCAGATTATTATGATGTTGTCGGTTATGATGTAGAATTAAGAACTCCAACGTTTCCAATGTGTAATACTATTCAGGAAGCAGTATCAGGAAGAGATATTATCTTCATTGCGGCACCGACACCACATAACCCCATATATGGCGGTGAAACTCCAACAAGTCACCTCCCTAATAAAGATTTTGATTATACCATTGTGACGGATATTCTCAAAGAAGTTAATAAATGGGTTAATAAGAATCAGTTAGTAGTATTAATTAGCACTGTCCTTCCTGGAACAGTGCGCAATCAATTGCGCCCTTGCATTACCAATGCGCGCTTCATTTATAACCCATATCTTATCGCAATGGGAACTATTAAATGGGACATGGCTAATCCAGAAATGGTCATCATTGGCACCGAAGATGGTTCTATTACAGGTGATGCTGCCGAACTGATTCATTTTTATGAGGCATTCATGCAAAATGACCCACGATATGAAGTAGGAACATGGGATGAGGCAGAATCAATTAAGATTTTTTACAATACTTTTATTTCGGCAAAAGTTGGAATTGTCAATATGATTCAGGATGTTGCCGAGAAAAATGGTAACATCAACGTTGATGTGGTCACAGGTGCTCTCGCACGTTCCAATTATCGTATCACTGGACCGGCTTATATGACTGCAGGAATGGGCGATGGCGGCGCGTGTGTTCTCCCATCATTTACGGTAACAGTAAATGACGAGATGATAACTATGGAAGAATTATATGATAAATTTAATTCAACCGATAAGTTTATGGTTGTATCTACCACCGCAGACTGCAGTAGGACAGATCAAAAAACAATCAAGGCGGTAACCAAAACACCATTCAGTGGGGAGATGATCAAATTTAACACTTTCATTGGTGATTTGATTGTCACTGACAATCATCTACTTCCTATTGAACGAGATGGAGTGCATATGTTGACTAGGGCTGACGAAGTGCTGCACACCGATAAGTTGTTTGTCATTGATAAGTTTACATGAATATTAAATAATAAATATATTGATGAAAACAATAGCATACATTTATAAGTGGACATATAAACCTACCGGCATGTGGTATATTGGTTCCCGCACACGCGAGGGTTGTCATCCACAAGATGGATATCTATGTTCAAGTGATATAGTTGAGCCAATGATTATTGCCAATCCGGACCAATGGTCTCGCGAAATATTAGAGACAGGCGATCAATTATACATAAGACAACGTGAAAATATTATACTAAAAGAATTGGATGCTGTTAACAGCCCAATGAGTTTTAATAGAAGTTATGCTGATGGAAGATATACTGTTCTGGGCACCAAATGGATGTCAAAAGGCGATATTGAAGTGTGTGTTAAATTATCATTGATTAATATTATGGAAGATCAAGGATGGTCAATTGGGAGATCACCAAATAGTAAAAGAGTGTCATTGAATAATATTCGGAATGAGACCGGAGAAAAAAATAATGCTTATGGTAAAACTTGGATAACCAATGGAGTAAGCCAAGTGTTAGCAGATGAAAAACGTAAGAATGAATTGATGCGCCAAGGTTGGTGGGAAGGTATATGTGAACATACCGCTGAACTGCTTTCCATGGGATCAAAAGAATACTATGCCAATAGAACAGAAGAAGAAAGCATAAAACATCGTAATAATTTATCAGCCGCTACACAGAATTATCATGATAGATTGACAGAAGAAGAAAAAGAAATTCGAGGTAGACTGATATCAGAAGCAGTTAAATTGTGGAATGTCAACCGGACAGTAGAAGAACGTGAAAAACAAAATCAAATACTAAATGGGAAAACAGAATTATGTTATCATTGTGGAATTGTTACCAATAAAGGCAACTATAAACGATGGCATGGAGACAAATGTAAAACATTAAAGGAAAAATTATGAAGACGACAATTAACGAAATCACTAAAGTAAAATATGATGGTTTTGTATATAACATGGAAGTGAAGCCAAATCATGAAACTGATGATGATCAATATTATGTTAATTCAGCCACTGGGTTGGTAGTTCATAATTGTCATCCAAGGGATAACATTGCATTACGTTACATGGCTGATAATCTCGGTCTTGGTTATGATTTGTTTGATGCTATCATGCGAGCAAGAGAAGTTCAGGCGGAAAACATGGCTAAGCGTTGCTTAGAATATGGAAAGAATGTAACCATTGTTGGAAAGGCATATAAGCCTAATGTTCCTTATACTAATGGTTCCTCTTCAATGCTTGTCGGACACTATGTTGAAGAACTGGGTGGAACAGTAAATTATTATGATATTCATACCGGCGATCTTGATCTAAAGAGAGAATCCACAGATGTGTATCTGATTGGTTACTGGGAACAGTATGTGAAAGAATTGCAGTTTCCGGTTAATTCCACTGTAATTGATCCTTGGAGAAGAATTACTGCCCATCAACATGCAGGAAAAATCGTCCATTACGGAAATACTCGCACCCAGTAAGATTTATGTTTTCTCCTTGACTTTTTACAAAAATGCATATATAGTATAGTTAAGGAGAAAATATATGAAAAAGCTTATTTCAGCATTACTCGGAATCGCATTGGCTACTGCACCCGTAGCCTCAGAAGCACGTGAACATTGGCATGGTGTTCATGGTGGACATGGCGGAGATTTTATTGCTCCACTGATTATCGGTGGGGTTATTGGCGTGATTATTTCTAATTCGGATCATCAACAGCCAATAAATGTTTATCCACAAGTGCCTACGTATTCCCCGCCGCCAGTTTATCCGGTATATCATACAGTCACGACTTATACCTACTATGATCGTTTTCGCGGCACTTGCCAGATTAACGACACCTTTGACCAGTATAATACGTTCGTCACACGCCAGACAGTTTGCTATGGACACTAATTATGAGAGTGAAAACCCTAATTCAGAAATTGTATGAAGCAATCATCAATAAAGATGTAGAAAAACAAAAAGAACTTTACACAAAGATCACGAAGAAAAGTCTCAAGCATAAAAAGACTCATGCGGTTCAGTAATAGAAAATCATTGACATTAATGCATCTTTCGGATATATTTTGGTCAAAGCACTATAAGGATATGATTAATTCGTGAGTAAATTTGTATTGCATAACGGCAACTGTGTTGACGTATTAAAAACTATGGAAGACAACTCTGTAGATTCTGTAGTAACTGATCCCCCGTATGAACTTGGCTTCATGGGTAAATCATGGGACAGTTCTGGCATCGCATATAGTGTTGAAATGTGGTCAGAAGTGATGCGAGTATTGAAACCAGGTGGTCATCTACTTGCATTCTCTGGCACTCGCACATATCATAGAATGGTAGTAGCGATTGAAGACGCTGGATTTGATATTCGCGATCAAATCGGATGGGTTTATGGCTCTGGCTTTCCTAAGTCTATGAACATCGGTAAGGCTATTGATAAAGAAGGCATTGCCCCTTCGGAATCTATTGAGAAGTTTAGAATAGCATTGATAGCGGCAAGAGAAAAGAAGGGTTTATCAAGACAAGATATTAGCGAACTAATAGTAGGAACCCCATCTGGTGCATGTTGGAACTGGGAAAGCGGTCTCAGAATACCGTCAGGAGATAACTGGGAAAAACTTGTTGATGTTCTTGAACTTCCCTCAGAACTGCGACCTCTGCGAGATGCAGCGGAACGTGAAATCGTGGGTAAAAAGAAAGTAGGCATTAAAAATGGAGCAGCAAGCGGCTCACATTCATATGGAATGACACGGACTGAAGTAAACATTACTGCACCAGCAACAGAAGAAGCAAAACAATGGGATGGCTGGGGCACGGCACTGAAGCCAGCATGGGAGCCTATTTGCGTTGCTAGGAAGCCACTATCTGAAAAGACTGTAGCGAAGAACGTTCTAAAGCATGGAACTGGTGGCATCAATATTAATGATTGTCGTGTTGGTAATGAGACTCGCACATATGATTTAAAAGGTGGAGAAAATTTAAATAATCTCGCCCGTGAAGGGGGCAACGATAATCCAAACGCTAAGGGGTGTGGAGCATATGGTATTGGAGCTAAGCAAATAAGTATTGGAACTGCAACAGTATCGGGAAGATTCCCCGCTAATATCATTCATGATGGTAGTGATGAAGTTGTCGCATTGTTTCCTGAAAGTAAGGGTCAACAAGGTGATGTAAAAGGAACAGAGCCATCACATACAGGAAATGATAATACTAATTGCTATGGTGAATATCAAAGAGTTCCATCAGC